CATCTGCTGACAGATCTCATCCAGCTTTGTATCTTTCGGGCATTCGATGATCATTTCATCGTGAATATGACCGACAATGAAGTATTGTGATAGCGTTTGCATGGAATAAAAGAGCAGATCCCGTGCGGTCGCCTGAACAATGTTTTCGACCAGCTTGCCGGAGTAAGTTTCCAAGCGTTCCCACTTTCTGCCCGTGCCAATGCCCTCATAGGTGATAGAATCACCGCCGAAGCGATTTTCACCGATGCGTGGCTTGACATATGCCAACCGTCTGCCGGACAGCAGGCGGATAAACAGAAAACCGGATTCATAAGAGAAGTGAATGCCGTGGGCCTCTGTTTCGGTTTTATCCCGCACAGCCTTGATAGCCGCATTTTCTACATCCCACCACAACTGCACAATGTGTGGAGAAGCAGTTCGCCAGTCCATCACAATTTGCTTGAGTTCTGTATCAGACATTTCCGATCCACCCATGGCTTTCATTGCTCCGACCGATCCGCCGTAGCCACATGCCAATTCTGCGACCTTGCCTTTCTGCCGTAAGTGTCCGTTGATGCCGTGCTTGACTACTGGCACGCCGAAAATTTTAGAAGCCGAGGCACAGTAGATGTCTTTGCCGTCTGCGAACGCCTGCATTTGCCACGTTTCACCGGCATGCCATGCAATGACTCTTGCTTCAATCGCCGAGAAATCTGCCACGAGGAATTTGTAGCCGGGCTTTGGCACGAACGCCGTCCGAATCAGCTGTGACAGCGTGTCCGGAACGTCTTCATACAGCAGTTCTACTGCTTCTAAATCACCAGACTTCACAAGCTCCCGTGCATCTTCCAAATCGGGAAGATGATTCTGTGGCAGGTTTTGCAGCTGAATGATACGACCAGCCTCTCGACCAGTTCGATTTGCACCATAGAACTGAAACATTCCTCTTGCACGACCATCCGAGCAAACGGCGTTCTGCATGGCTTGATACTTTTTGACCGAGGATTTTGATGCCTGCTGTCGAAGTAGCAACACGGCTTGCAAGTCCGGCGGAGCGGTTTTCAGCTGTTCCTGTACTTTTTTTCCCCCAACGATTCTAACTCCAGTCCGTGTTCCGCCAGCCATTGTTTCATTTGCTGAACAGAGTTCGGATTGTCCAAGTCGGTCAGATTTTTCAGTAGATGCAATAGCTTGTCCTTTGTCAATGTGTCCATACGAATTGCTTGCTGCACCAGCTGCAAATCCAGTTGTATTCCTCGATCGTTGACGGTCTGGTCAAGATCGTACTCTCGCCAGACAAATTTCGGCACAGGGAACCGAACAATTTTTTGTTCAATCGCTTGTTCCGTTTCCACATCCCGTTTGTTGTATGCCCGAAAGACGTTCCATTTCTCCGGAGCATCGGTCGGAACATGAAACACCGGAATGCCGTTCACCGTGTCATATGGTACGCAGAAATAGCGAATCAGGGCTTTCCCCTCAGATAGTTTCTGTTGCTGTAACTGTAGAACTGCTCCCACGCCGGCAAGGCTCAGCGGCAAGCCCAGATAGGCAGCTGCCACCATCGTGCACCGCCATGCTTTCGGGCTTAGATAGTTGCCGCAGGCATCCTCTGGTGAGCCGTAGGAGACGAAGCGCTCTGGATAGTTTCGATGCAGCCAGACCGACAGGCAGACCCGTTCAAAGCTGGCGTTGAAGGCGTGCTTCTGGATGCGGTCATCGGTCAGAGCGTTCAGAACTTCTTCCGGCAGCTGTTCGCCGCTGGCAAGGTCAACCACTTGCACCGGGGCATCGTCCACGGAGTACGCAAAAAGCAGAATATCAAAATATGGAGAATCAGCATAACGATACACACCTGATTTGGCAATGTCGATGTCGCTTTTGGTTTCTAAATCAATCATCAATTTTTGCATATCTCAATCACCCACCCAAGCATAACGCCTAGCTGTCCGCCCAGCT